GAAACACCCTTCGATGGTACTGTCGACTTTGGGGAGGAACTACGATGTATCATTCCACAGAATAAAGGTGACCTCATCAAGGGTATGACGGTCAAGTTTCTTTTGACTGCACCTGGTGGTGGCCTGACATATGTACCGTCTCTTTGTACGCGATTGATAGATACAGTTGACCTATACATTGGTGGACAACTCATCGAGCGTGTGACAGGAGAGTACATGTATATGCAACAACAACTTCACAACACGATCGATGATGCTGAACAGACACTGTACTTTCTGAACGGTCACGGAAGTCAGGTTCTTGATTACACGGGTGACTATACCTTCTTTATAGATATCCCATTCTATTTTAACAGAGCATCTTCACTGTCGATACCGACGACAGCCATCTCTAAACAATTGGTTGAAGTCGTGATTAAACTTAATCCATTGGAGACCATCATCAATGGAACGATTCCTTCGTCTGGTGTTGACTCGGTCATAAAGAACATGTCTCTGGATACAGAGTTTGTTTTCGTGAGTGACGAAGAGCGAATGTATCTTCAGTCCATGCCCCTCGAGTATCTCATCACACAACTCCAAGTGTCACAGATTCTTTTCAAACCAGGTGAAACCCGTAAGACCTTCATGCTCAACTTCAAACACCCTGTTCGAGAATTACTATTCATCGGTAAGAAGGGTGACGAGCATGTAAAGGTTGAACACGTCACGTTAGACTTCAATGACATGAATGTCATCGACGCTGACCATCTTTTCCTGACCTACGAACAACCACTTTTACATCACGTGAATAGCCCAGAAGAGGGATACGCGTTCGGTGTCTACAGTTTTGCTGATAACCCCGAACAACACACACCATCCGGACACGTGAACATGAGTCGCATCTTTCATAAACGTATGACGATCACCATTGAACCCTCTATCGAAGACGTACTCGTCAAAGTCTACGCCATCAATTATAACATTCTACACATCCAGAGCGGTCTCGCAGGTTTAAAATTTTAAAGGGGTATAGTAGTAATGGCTGGTCGGATTCAGCTTACAACGAAGGGTGTCCAGGACATATACTTCACGGAAGAACCAGACTATTCACACTTCGTGCAGTTATTCAAAAAACATACGAATTATACGACACAGTTTGTAAAGCTGGATGTTGACGGTGATCCAGAATTCGGAAAGACTGTTCGTCTCACCATTCCCAAAGATCAAGGTGATCTGATCAAGACGATTAGTTTGGACGTCGAACTAAATCCCATAGCCGAAGCCGAAATCACTCGCACTGGCTACATCGAATCGATCGGTCATGCCATGATTGAATACGTCGACATGTACATCGGAGACGAAAAAATTCAACATATACCTAGTGACTATCTACAGATTTACTCCGAACATAACTATACTCAGACCAAACAGAAAGCCCTCGAAAAACTCATTGGTAAATACCCTGATCGTACGTCGAATGTGCCGGTGGCGAGTGGTGTCATCTTGGGACATCTTGGACCTGCCACGACATCTCGTAAACTGTTTATCGACATTCCCTTTTACTTTTACCAGAAACCAGAACTTGCCATCCCACTCTGTGCCATGTGTTATCAAGAAGTCACCATTGAGATTAAGTTTAGAGAAATTGAAGACTGTGTCGTCAAGACAGATCCACCCGTGGATGATACTGTTCAGACAGTTACACTAGACTACGAAGTCGAGTCGAGTGAGGTACTCACGTCCAATATCATGGTTGTATCGAATGATGGATTATCCTTCGCTTCTAACGTCAATAACAGCATCGAAATTACAGGGAAGACGACGTTCGTCGGTGATGGTATCGTCTCACCCGCACTGAATGTCATTGTGAACTCGTCGGGTATTTACCGTTACGAAGATGATCAGTGGGTACAGAGGTCAACTGATAGTGTATCAGGTGATGTCCAATTTTCGGATGACGGCAACGTCGTCGCCCAAATCGGACACGGTCTATGGGAGTGGAATGGAAATGGCTATGATTTTAGGAGTATCGGTAACCTGGTTGCGATTTCACGGAGTGGTAATGTTTACGCTATAGAAAATATATCTACCATCGATGTAAATAGTATAAGTACAGATACTAAACTGGGTAATTCTATATTCAAAGATGACGTGAATGCCACGTTTACATTTGCATTTTCATACGATGGTTCAATACTATTTATAAGCAGGGGTGATTCAATCCTGGTATATACATACACTGATTCATGGAATAGACTTGGTCAGGATATAAACCTTTATGAAACTGGAGAGCTTTCCGTTACTAAAAGTGGAACATCTTTCTTCGTATACAACGTTAATGAACTATACAACAATACCCTTACAGGTGTAGGTATACTATACAATTATAACACACTCACGACACAATGGCTTGAGGTGTACAGGTACCAAGGTAGTAATGGTATATATTCCAGTGTAAACGATGCGAATACCATACTTACCATCAAAAAGGCACCCGACGAAACCGATTATATCAAACTTCAACAGATTACACGATCAGTAGAAAATTATGACGATGTCGTCATTAAAGGAGTGGAAGACATTGTAGATACTGGGTCTAGGGTATATGGTGTAGGCTACCAGGCATTGGGACTCGATACACGAGAAGCATTTCTTTTCAATAAAGATACCAAATATATAGATGACACTAATAGTTTTCTCGATGGTCCTATAAGAGACATTTACATAAATAACTCAGGATTATTCATTACAACCGTCATCCCAACCCTTAACCAGGTACAATTTTTCACTAGAAGTGTCACAGGACGAACATTCGTAGAACGACGTATTAGAAATGAACAGGGAATATTAAATATTTTTGGAAGAGGTGACATAGACGTAAACAAAATTGTTTTCTCGAATCTTGGTTATTATTTCGCAATAATTGACACGACGAATGACAATATATACGTATTTCAATACGACAATAACAATCCCGGTGAATATAGAAATGTGATGTATGTTGACTCCGATACACCTAACGTATACACTCCTATACCTGGAATCACATCAAAAAGTGATGCATTTTTTTCGGATGATGATACAGAATTCGTTGTTTTTGGTGATACCATACAAAGACATAAAATCGAAAACATACAAAACGTTTACCAAACCATAGAAGAAAATACCTTCACTTTTCCCATATATGCAGTGTCACACGATTTGAACCGCTTTATAAAATACGACTCGACAAACGAAATAATCCGTATATTTACGGTCACCGAAAATGGTATCGTTTCGAGTTTGCCAATTTCAACATTGTCAAATGTATTGGGCTTCTCCCTGTCTAAAGATGGTACAATAGCTGCGTTTGTTACGTCAACATTTACCTATATATACGAATACGATGGGAGTGGCTGGAATAACAAGTCGTCATTATTTGTCGGATTGGAAACATTCAAAAAATTCAATATGACTGATGATGGTAATACTTTATCATATGTATCAAGTGAATCTACACCCGATCGTACAATCATCCGTATATACACATACGAAGATTTGACGTGGAAACGTATACTCCAGGAAAACGATACGAGTACCAGTCAGACAGGTGGCGTTGGTGATGTATCACGGAATGGATATCATTACATACACGTGTTCAACTCTAACGTTAATTTCCCCAACAGATCCGTACGTGCAAAACAGATCATAAAACAGACCGAAACCATCATCGTCAACGTCGATCAAGAATTTTCTAGACTGTTTCCTAACCAGATTAAAAGTTGTAAAGTCTGCCTAGAGATGGCGTTTCTTGACGAGTACGAACGAACCTTTATTAAAAAACACGCAAAAGATTACGTGATCACACAATTACAGCAGGGTACCTACACTATACCAAAGTCGATAGAGTCTCACAAGATCAGAACACAATTCGTGAATCCAGTCAAGGAATTGTATTTTGTGATCAGACGGGTCAACAATAAGGGATATGAGGACTTCGTGTCACCCTTTGACTACGACAACGACAGGATCACGAGTGAGAACAAACTCATCTTCTACGAAAATCTGAAAAGTTTGGAGTTGTCGCTTAACGATACACCAGTTCTCGACAAGGACACCGGTAACTTTGTATTTCTCAAGTCTATTCAGCCCGCAATCCATCATTCCAAAACACCACTCATACGAAGATTCTACAGTTACAGTTTCGCGTGTGAACCTGAACAGGCACAACCGACGGGACAGGTGAACTTTAGCCTCATCAATAATCAATTGATCACGGCCAATGTCACCGAAAATACAACCTATGACCGAACACTTCACGTCTACGCCTTAAGTTATAACATACTTAGATTGGATAAAGGTATGATGCGAATGATATTTAATACGTAATGGAACAACAATACATTACGTCAATGATTGATATAATGACACCCGTCATCGAACGAAGTATGCTCATCGCATGTGAATACTGTAAAGCAACAGGTCGTGACACCGTCACGGCAGAAGATGTTGAATATGCCACAAAGTATTGTGCTATGAATACTGTGGGTGACCACATCGGTTCATTTTTTCCAGAGATATACGACAACCAGGAGGAGGATGACGATGACTCTTTGGAAGAAGTGAATGACGATGAGTGTCCACCGTTTATCAGGTACTCAGGGGATGATTCTAGGTTTATTAAGGTTAACGAAGCCTATGATCACTGGGATGAATGGATCCCTCAAAGCCCGGCAGAAGAGATGTTAAAAAATGCTGTTAATAGTAATGGACCCAGAGGGATGGACGAGCAATGAATTTAAAATCATCGATGAAGATTCAAGTTCCGATTCAGACTCAGACTGTGATACCGAAGAAAATTTCCAGGTGACGAGGGGGTATTCCATACAAAAATATCAAAAAATCCTAACAGAGGTTGAATTGTTACCAGAATAATTTTCTATGTCTACAATAAATGTCCGCCCCCGCCATCGAAACTGTCCAGGTGCTCACCAAGGAACTCCAGACCCAGTCCCTCAACTCTGTCGTCGCGGGTTTCTCCTTCGCGGCTGCCATCTCGTGGCTTGACCTTGTCCGCTGGGCGATCAACCAGATCGTCCGCGTCCAGAAGAACGGTGGTCTCCACTACGGTCTCACCGCCCTCTTCACGACCCTTCTGTCGGTCGTCGTGTACCTCGTGATCTCCCGCTTCTCCCCCTCTGTGAAGAAGCCCGTCGCCCCCGTGTACGCCATCACCCGCTAAGTTCTCTTACGAGTGATGAACAGGATGAATATACCCAAGAATGCGATGATAGCAATCAGTATGTACTGCTGATTCCATCTATACGGATCCTCTATTTCGGGGATGCTTATAGGCGGTGGTAAAACCCCAACATCTGAAGCTGTATGCTTCGAGATGGCTTTAAATTTTCCAGTGTTACACTCGATTCTAAATTTCAGTACATGTTCCTGATTTCTAAAGTCGTAGGGGATGAGTCGACCTTGACTCATCGTGAAGAATGTGATATGTAGTTGTTTCAGACTCTTTTGTGATCCAGAAAAGAATGTATGTTCGATGGGGTCTTCAGATGATGTATAATTGACATAGTCGCCGTTCAAAAGAATCTGCCCGGTGAAGAACGGTTCGCGAATGTAGACATCTTTATTGAATGTCTCGGATCCAGTTCCCAAACGTAACATCATGGCATTCGGACCTTCTAGATTGATGCTACCACCCGTAAAACTTTCGTTTTGTGCGATCGTTATGTTCTGAGGTGGTAACCCCAACACTTGGTGAGGTGTCGTAAAATTAGACGTGATAAGGTTGGAAACATCGTCCAACGTACCCAGTCCGTAGCGAGCATTCACACCGTCACCAAACTTTAGAACTGCTGGGTAACTGCCATCATTCAACCACGACAACGCATTCGTGTTGGAGTCATAGGTGACAACGAAACCACTGACGTGATCACTGATGTTCGACGCGAGGTCGTCCCCGTTCGCGAAGGAGCGGTTCGGTAAACTGATGGCGGCCGTCTCAATATTTTGGATCGTGAAAGTAATGTCGGGTATGATACCGACTATGTTCGTGGTGCCATCGTGATACGACGACGATGAGATCGAAATGTCACTGTCACTGAGCCCGATTTCACCCACGGTCGTTTCGGATAATCTCAACGTGATATCAAAAATACTGTCGTTGAATACTCGTAACTTGTCTTCGACGTATATCGTACGCAAACCCGTCGACGAAGAGAACGACGACGCGAGTGCTTCACCAGTCTTAAACACACCACCCGGAAAGGAGACTGATCTAGTATTATTGGAAATGGTATACGATATATTCATCGGAGGTACGGGGTTCAGGTTTAAAATATCACCCTCATACGTTTCTCCAGGAAGAATCAATGGTGTACCCGAAACCCCAAACGCGTCACTTAGAGATGTGATTTGATAATTCGACCCCGAAGTATTTTTAAAAAACAAACGACCACTGGTAAACGTCACCTGTAAACTCCCATTGAAAGCGATGTTTAGGTCGGACGCTAACGTGGTACCACTGCTATAATATCCACCATTGAAATCCGGAGTATCTTCTCCGGGTATCGTATTCGTAAATTGTTGACCAGTTAGTGTACCCCCTGGAGCAATCGTCGTAGGTCCAGTCGGAAGACCGATATCGTTCTCCCGGAATGTAATCGCATACGTGAACACACTGGTGTTCGTTATTTCGAGGACATCGTCTACGTACTGAACATCCAAGTCACCACCTAGACGGTAGGATAACATATCAGCAAATTGTGACCGATTCGTCGAGTTTGTCGCTTGGGTAGTCACTTGACGCGTGATACCCACATACTCTAAGTCAAAATTCACACTCGATATAGTTCCCAAAATCACACTCTCCGCGGTGTACGTACCACCCGGAATAATTTCTATGGTCCGTGCCGGAATACCAATTTGTTGAGATTCTGTTTCCGTAAAATCGAGATACTTGGTGACACTCGAACTCGTGTTTGTTATTACAAAAGATTGACCATTGAATTGTCCCTGTAGATCATTTGTCGTGAAATCGGTGATGGTCGACCCTTGGGTTATTGCTACTTCCTCCTCACTTCCCTGGAACGTGTTCACACTGAACGTATTGTTGTGTCCATGAATCAATGTCTGACTATTGGGTATACGAGCGGATAACAACGTAATCTTTTGGATGTCATAGATTTCATTCTTCAAGTCGATGACATAGTCACGTGGGTCTGGGTATTTCGAATAGTCGCGTTCGCTACT